CTTATAAAGTAGTTAACAATATCAATTCGGAAGGTAATATATCTACAACAGGTAAATTTACTGATGAAAATGTTGATGACTATGTACTTGTAAATGAAAAACAATCTAATTGTCATTTTCCTTTACCTGTTAAGAAAAGAGATTGTGATGTAGATTACGATCATGCTATTAATATTTCTCCAAATTTAGTAGGTACGCCTCGTAACTACAATAAACTCGAAGAAGTTTACAATACTGTACATTCTAATATTCGATATACTGTCTTACATTTTAAAGATGGTTCTAAAGTCAGAACTAAAGTTCTGGGTATTTGTAGAGATTTTGTTCTAATCAATAAACATTGTGTTAGAGGAGAATTATATACTATGCATATTTCAAAAAGTCCTGATATAGCATCAGGTCTAATTAAATCGCATTTTACTTCAGAAGATTATTTAGAAGTTGCTGATGACATATTATTAGTAAGACTTATAGGTGCCATTTTTAAAGACATAAGCTTTGCTCTTTGTGATAATCCCCGAAGTACAATCCCCCAAACTTCAATGTTTTTACATAAAGAAATTATCTCTCAAAGGTTTAAAACTGAATTAGTAGACGATGAGTCAAAAATGAGTGTTTTTGATCCTTATAGATATACTTTCCCTGAACACAAATCTGGTGACTGTGGTAGTCCTTTAGTTTCGACTATAGGATACAAATCCTTTTTAGTAGGTATTCATTGCGCTGGTCATGGTACTCTTGGTTATGCATGCCCTATAGATAAAACACTCTTGCTAAAACAATTACAAATACTTCAAGATAGATGTATATTAACTAATATAGTTTCTGAAGGTTCTTTTCGCTTAAATACAACTAGCGAAATTGTTCCTTTAGGACCTAAATGTCCTTTATTATATGAAGATATACCTTCCGTCAATGTATATGGAAAAATAAGTGATTATTCACATATTTCTTCTAAAAGCACATTGACTAAAAGTGTTTTATTTGATAAAACTGATTATCTTTTAGGAATCCCATCTACTTATGATGGACAACCTAAATATATGGCACCCCGCATGAGATCATTTAATAATAATGGTATATTTTGTTCACCTGAAAATAATTTTATTAAAAAAGTTGGTGTTTTAAAAGCACCACTTAATAATAGGATTATGGAGAATGTAGTATTATCATTCACCACAGATTTAATTCTTCGACTTAAAACTGAGAACATAACTTCAGCTAATCCTGTTCCTCTGGATGTAGCCCAAAACGGGTTTCCAGAGAATTTCTATTATAGAGCTATGCGTAATAATACATCTGGTGGTTTTTTATTCACTGGAACAAAAAGTAAATATCAAATTAAAACACCCTTATCATTTAAAGAAGATGCTGTATCTCCTAAACCTGAAGTTAAAATTCAAGTTCAGGAAATATTAGATTCATATTTACGTGGTGAAACTAGTCATTCCATAGTAGGCGCTCAGCTTAAGGACGAACCTCGTTCTAGAGCTAAAGTAATTACTGGAAATACTAGAGTTTTCGCTATGTCCTCTTACGACATGACTCTGGCTAATAGAATGTATTTAATGCCTTTTTATAGTCTAATGTGTCAACATCGGGATGTCTTCTTTACCAAAGTTGGTATCAACATGCAATCTTCAGAGGTTGATGTTATGTATAACTCATTAAAGAACTTCTCTCCATATATTATGGAGGGTGACTATGGTGGTTATGATACAAGTATGCCAGTAGGTATAGGTATCATGGCTAACTCAGTAGTCTATAATTCTTTAAAAAAATTAGGATATAATGAACATTCACTCAAAATAGTTCAAGGACTATTAACGGATAATTTATATCCCACTGTTGTTATGAATGGCACTATATTTACACCACCCGGTTTTCAACCTTCTGGTAAATATGCTACCGCCGAAGATAATTCCCTTAGAGGAATTATTCTTTTATATTATGCATTTGCCATTATGTGCACGCCATTAGGTGTTGATAATGCTCTGAATCAAACAACTAAATTTAAAATAAGAGATTTTACTAAACTTTTATTACCTATAACATACGGTGATGATATGTTGTGTGGTGTAAAGGAAGAATTATCTTCTTATTTTAATAATATTTCTTATGGTAAGTTTGTTGAGGAAATATATTATATGACGTTTACTACGTCAGATAAAAAACAACATTCTTCTAGATTTATTGATATATCTCAAATTTCTTTTTTAAAAAGAAGCTTTAGATATCATCCTGAAATCAAAAGAATTGTTGCACCACTAGATAAAGACTCTCTTATGAAGAGTCTTTGTTATTACCTACCATCCAAAGAAATCACACCTGAAGAACAACTTGTTCAAACTTGTAACTCTGTTATGAGAGAGCTTTTGTTTCATTGTGATACACAAGTCGAGTATGAAGACTATAGAGAAAAATTTATACGAACACTCACCGAAACTACTAGATTCGGTGATGAAGATATTCGCTCCATGTTTCCAACATGGATTGAATTAATTCATAAACACTCTAGTAATTAGTTTTATTATCTTTTACTTATAAAAGATAAAACTTGTCGCCAAATCTACTGAACATTTAATCACTTTATCAAACCATAAGATGAATGTTTTCAGGAAACGACATTATAAAAGGAGATCTATTTAGATTTA